CCACCGCCACCAACTACGATACTCGATTCGATAATCCGAATTATATCATTATACGTTATACTGTTAGGATTTTTACTTTTCGGAAATATACCCGACAATGATTTTTTCTGTTCGCCCCACGTAAAGTATAAACCATATTTTCCCTTCTTTAATACTATATCATCGCCATTATATACCCCAAGTTTTATTCCACCCATATCAATATTCCCTCGTTCATCAACAATATCATCTAAAGAATACTCTCCGCGTTTTAATCTTGCTAAATCTACATCCTTTTTTACACTTTTAAATTCTATCACTTTTTTTCCGTCACTATCTTTGCCGATGTATTTAATTACAGGCCCCTTGCTACCTACAATATATGTATGATTTTCATCTATTTTTACGCTATCTTTTTGTATATTCTTTTCCTTAAGACTCATCGTAAGGTCATTTACTAGTTTTGAACAATATTCGCAAACAGACGTATAATTCTTCTCACCCTTTGCCACTTTATCTAAATCATCTTCCATCGTCTTTGTAAAATTATATTCAAATAATTCATTAAAATGTGTGCTTAAAAACTCTATTACTATCACACCAAGTGGCTGTACAATGAGCTTATTTTTTTCTCCACCAAAATCACGCTCTGTTTGTATTTCTTGTAATTCGTCCGCCGCAAGTTCAAAATCTACGCATTTTAGTTTTCGTCCCTTTACATCATCCTTTAATACATATCCGCGCTTTTGTATTTTTTCAATCAGCGACGAAAATGTTGATGGGCGACCAATACCCTTCTCTTCTAGTATCTTAATAAGACCTGCCTCTGTATAATGCGATTTCAAGTCTATCATTGTGGAGATAGCTTTTACTTTATTATACGGAATAACCGTATTTTTTTTAATATTCTGTAAGTATTGGTAATGTGGGTTATCTTGTTCAAACCCATCGACGATTTTCCATCCCGGGAATTCGACGAGTTCGGTCGTGTATCTATATTCATCTTTTTTTGGAGCGGTTACTGTAGCAGTAACAGAAACACCAGTAGAAGCTGCCATACAACTTTCAATAGTATTTGTCCATATCATTTTATAAAGATTTTTCTCACGTTGTGTAAATGTATCAGGGATAGATGTTACTTCTATTTTTGTAGGACGTATAGCTTCGTGTGCTTCTTGTGCTTTAACTGTGTCGTTTTTGGCTGCTGATTTTGATATATGTGCATCGCCTCCTCCTCCGCCACCACTACCTAAGCACAGTCGCTCAATACCAGGATTTATATATTTATCGCTCCATTTTTCGTTGATAAACGCCTTTGTCTTCCCTATAAATTCTTCGCTATACATTTTTGAATCTGTTCGCATATATGTAATAAACGAACTTTCGTACAACTTCTGGCAAATCGACATTGTTTCTGCTGGCGAATAATGCATTTCACTACTTGCCTTTTGCTGTAATAAACTTGTACTGAAAGGAGAAGGCGGCTGCTTCGTCGTTTTTTTCGGCGGCAAAACATTATATATATGGTCGTGGTTTACGCTTTCCTCGAGGAATTCTTCTACTACACGTGGCATATCATATTGACGCGTCAATGTAAATGCAATATTTAATTTTGTAAAATATCCAGTAATATTGTACACCATTTTTCCAGGAGCAGCGTCGATTTCCTTTTGATTGTCGTATACTAGGCGAAGAGCAGGAGACTGGCATCTACCAGCAGATAAACTGTTTTTCGCATTTGAAGCAATATGGTTCCATAATTGAGGGGAAATATTATATCCAACCAATAGGTCTAGAATCTGACGAGCAAATTGCGCATAGACTAAATTCATATTTAATGTCCCAGGTTTACTTATAGCAGCGGCGATTGCTGGTTTTGTGATTTCGTGGAATACGATGCGAGGTGTTGTGGTGACAGGTAATTTAAACATATCGCAAATATGCCAACCAATCGCCTCACCTTCGCGATCATCATCTGTGGCAATAATAACGCCGCCACTACATTCAGCCATTTCGGCGCGTATACGATTTATTTGTTTCATTTTTTCCGTCATTGATACAAAACTGAGCTTGAAATTGTTCTTAATATCTATAGATTTTAATCCGTCTAATTCGCGAAAATGTCCATATGTTGCTATACAGCGATAACCGTGACCAAGATATGATTCTATTTTGCTACATTTTGCAGGAGATTCTACTAAGACTAATGTAATTTGTTTTTTTGCTGACATATGTGTATGGTTTTGCACAACGCGTTATGTTATATGGTATAGAATAGTGTGTTTATGTATTTATAAATATAATATTAATTATTTTCAATTTTACACCTTTATACATTTACACCTTTACTACGTTATATATTATATACAGATTCTGTTTATATAAATAATTAGTTGTATTAAGCTGTCTCATTGTTTTTATTGCTAGGTGTTGGTGGTTGTGTTGGCAAATTCTTTGATTTAAATTCAGACCAAGATATCTTCTTTACAGGGGGGGTAGCTGTGTGTTTATCTTTATTGTTTTTACTCTCGTGTGCTTTATTTATATGTTCTGTTTTTTTAATGGCGCTATCAATATAAATGCTTTTCAATAATTTACCGACTTCATACGAACCAGTATGCTGGTCTAATTTTTCGTCTTCAATGAGTTTAAGAATATGAATCAATTGAAATAAAATATTTAAGTCGATTTCGTCTTTCTTTACCTTATTGAAAATATCTGTGTAATTATTAAATAGGAATGTACATCGAGATATACAAATACTGTCAAATTGGGAGGGATTACTTTTAGACAATCTTTGATAATCACGCTTAATCTTAAGAAGTGCCATAATATCATCTGCAAGTGGTTTACTATGTTTCAATCCTCTAATGGCATTTGTATTATCGACAACATCATTTGCACGGATTAGTTTATCCAACTGTAGACGTTCTTGAGTATTCATATAATGCTTAAATAGGTAATATATATATATTTGCAAATAGTTTTTAAATATTTACGAATATACATATAAAATATAAAACATAAAATATAAATTTATTTGTTATATATATAAATAATTAAATGCCTAATTCATCTTCATCTAAATATGTTAAAATGCGTAGACATAGACATAGACATAAACATACAAAATCTAGAAGACACGCTAAAAAATATACAATTAAAAAAGTAATGCATGGTTGTAGTTCAAAACAGATTGGTGGGGCCACCGCATCACTTGGAAGTAGCAATGTGAGTGGTGGTGGTGGTGGTGGTACTATAGAGGTTAATATGCCACATAATGCTGCTAGAATGGGAGGGGTTAATAATATAATGGCGGCTACTACTAATGTAGCTCGCGCAATTGAAACGAAGGCGGTGATAGGTACACCCGGTCCCTCCTCAACTATTGCTCCATTAGCTTACACCGCTACCGCTCCATTAGCTTACACATCAACTTCTCAAAAGGGTGGTTATAAATCAAAACATAGAAGACGACGCTATAAAAAGAGTATTGGTCGCAAATGTAGGAGCAGACGTTTCAGAGGGAGCCGCAATTAAAAGTAACGAAGCGATGAATTAATATTAATTTATGATAAAATTTACAAAGCAAAAATAATAATAATAATAATAATAATGTAAAATAATATATTATTATTATATTTTAAGATGAGGACAGTAGATTTATTAAATTCAATATTCATAATAATAGTTTTTATTGTATTGTATATAACTAATATTTTAGCAATAGGTAAAAAGAATATTGAGAACAATTGGGCTGTATATAGATGTAGCCCGATAGTAATGCCGTTTGCCAATTTATTCGGACACGATACTATGGAAAATTTCGCTTACTGTATTCAAAATATGCAGACGAACTTTATGGCGCCTATGTTGGCACCATCGAATTACTCCAACGTTCTTGCTATTTCGGGTGTATCGGCTGCATTAGACAATCACAATAGTTCATTGGGTCTGTTATCCAATGTTCGTGGATTCTTTGAAAACAACTTTGGGTCATTATTTAATGTATTTGGTAATATTTCACTACTTATGACCATTCTTGTCGAGAAAATGAGGGATATGATGGGTAAATTGGTTGGAACATTTTATACATTGGGTTATATGATGGTAGGAACCGCAGATACTGCTCAGTCTACTTGGGATGCATTGCCTGGTCAATTATTGCAAGGACTTGGATGAAGTTAACTTATTACTTTTATCAAGTATTGTAAAATAATAAATTCGTAAAATTGTTATATTTTGTAGTAAATAATACTGGTTATATATAGGAATACTAATTTGTCTATTAAGTATATATACATATATCTATGTCATCGCCAATTATAGATAATGTTAATAAAATATATGAAAAAAGTACGTATTTAGAAAGATATGGAGGTTCTGTAATATTTAGCATTTTTGCCGTATTGGGTGTAGCTATGTATTTCGTATATCTACATATTAAGAATAATTCAGGATTAATTAAAAATAATTGGAGTAAACATCGATGTAATCCACTATATATACCATTTGCTGGATTGATTATGAATCCTACAAATATGAGTAAACTAGATTATACAACCGAAAACTTTTCAGATTGTTTTCAGGTTTTATTGAAGGATATTATGGAAGTGATTTTAGTGCCTTTAGAAGCGGCTTCAGTATTAGTAAGTGCAAGCATTTCTATTTTATCCGGCGTTATGAATTCTTTTGCTGAAGCGATTGCAAATTTAAGAGATTCGCTATTAGATAATACAGGTGGATCAGCAGAAAAGCAGACCGAACTTTCTACGATAATTACAAAATTTGTCGTTAAAGTAAAAAGCGCTTTGGCTAAGGGGGAGGGAATACTTATAACGATAGTATATATATTTTTTACAGTATATGAAATTATTTCATCATCATTTTATGTTTTGTTAGTAGGTAGTTCTATAATTTTAGCGTTAATGTTCATTGTTCTAATATATGTATGGAGTATATATATTTATTTTTTTCTTATACCTTTTGTAGGAGAATTAATTGCTAGTGCTTATTTATGGTTACCGGTTGGGTTAACATTAATATATGTATCATTTATGATAATGGTTCTGGTAGTTGTTGTATTTACAGCAGGAGTTATCGCCCAGACAAATTAAATACTATATAATAGTGTATAACGTAATAAATTATTATATATGGTTAAACCGAATATATTATTAATTATTTATTTAGGAATTAATTTAAAATAAATAATTATTTTTATCTAAGATTTATGTATAAGAAATATGAAAAATATGTTAAAAAATAAAACTTCACTTATTATTGTTTGTGTGTTTATTGGTATCCTTATTTGTCATTTCACGATGTGTGGTTGTAAATCTAATTATGGGTTAATTGAAGGTTTAACTACCAATGTTCCAGGGGCGCCTAGTGCTGCTGGTGCTGCTGGTGCTGCTCCTCCTCCTAAAATGAAACCTACTGCTGGTGCTTCTTCCGGGGGTGCTCCTGCTCCTGCAGCAGCTCCTGCTCCTGCTTCTGCTGCTGCTCTTTCTCCCTCTTCTACTCTTGCTTCAGGTCCCGCTAATTCTACTGCTCCTGCTTCTACTGCTCCTAATAAGTTAGGCGAAGCTATGGAGACCGCAAAAGCAATGATGGGGGCGCCAAGTACCGGTTCAATGGCTACAGGGGCTGCAGTGGCTCCAGCTGCATCCGTCGTAAAAGAATCATTTGAGCAACAAGGTCGTCCTCTAGGATATGGTTCACTCCAAGAATCAAAGAACGACGACTGGAATTTCAGCAAATGGGTAAAAGATGCTATGCGTTATGCCAAGGGAATGGGTAACGAAAATAGATTAGATAGTTATCAGTACAATTCTGGCCCACCGATTCCTCTTCCTGAAGGGGAACTGTTTTTCTTTAAGGATACCAAATTTTCTACTCAATGCTGCCCTGGAACATATTCGAACAGTTTAGGATGTGCATGCTTATCTCAGCCACAGTTTAACTATTTAATGACGCGAGGTGGCAATAACAATGTTCCCACTGGGCGCAAAACTGCATATTATAACGAGTATTAAGTATTAAGTATTAAGTATTAATTATATGCATTGGTAGGCTGTCGGTTGTCGGTTGTCGGTTGTCGGTGTATATATATGCGTGTTATGTTATATTCATAAAAAATATAACATATCATTTAACGATTTATTTCATTATACTGTCAATTATCTATAATAATTTAGCAATATGATTCTACCAATATTACAAATACATATTTAGAGCACTTTTATTGATTCCGTTCTCATCTTTCTTAATAAAATTATTAACAATATCATTTGTAACCGTAAATGGGAATTCAACAGTAAGTGTATTTTCCTTTTCAAATAATGTAGTCCCGGGTTTTACAAGGCGATACAAATTCAGTTTTTTGTAAATGATTTCAATGCAGCGCTTCAAATTCCGAACACCATCTTCCTTTTCAGTATACGTATCAATAATATAATTCAGCGTCGAATCAAGAATGATAATGTCTCCTTCCTTAAAGTTCACCTCGTAGCGAATCTTTGGAATCAAATATTGTTTCGCGATTACAATCTTGTCCTTTACATGATATCCAGTCGTCTTAATTTTATACATTCTATCAAGCAAAATCGGATTCACCTTATACGGGTCATTGTAGCTAAAGATGAATAGACACTTGCTAAGGTCGAAATCAATCTCGGCGAAATACTTGTCGTGGAATTGCGAGTTCTGACTCGTATCCGTCAAATGTGTCAGAATGCCAATAATCTCCTCTCCTTTGGGCGTTTCACTGATTTTATCCAACTCGTCAAAGTAAATCACAGGATTCATCGACTTGGAACGTATCAAAATATCCACAATCTTGCCCCACGTACTGCCCTCATATGTGTACGAATGTCCCTCCAAATAACTACTGTCTGTTGCACCCCCTAACGGCACAAATGCAAATTCCCGGTTCAAAATCTTACTGATTCCCTCTTTCACAAGACTTGTATTATGCGTGACAGTAAAATCTCCCAATAGATATTTGTGATTATTGTCCAATTCGAATCCGTAATATTTTCCCCATCCACGCGGTTCTATCGTAATACCCATAACCATACTATCTTTGTCGATGACGCGGTCTGTTTTAGCCATTTTCCGAGGACATTTAACTGGAATGGAAGATAGATTGCCACCGGATACGTGTGTTCTATAATAAGTTCCGGTCCTTTTTTCGCCTTTATACATACAAGATTTTTCACATTTGTGCATATTTGCCGTAAATCCAAGAGACCTAGCTACAAATAATATGTCATCCGCTAACACTTTATTTTTTTGAATGATATCATATCCCTTCGATTTATCACAATAAGAACCATCCGTATCAATAATCCCAGCAAGAAGTTCCAGGCGCGTTTTTCTATCGTTGATTTTGTAATCATCTGGAATATGTTTATTGCGAATCAACTTATAATCTTTTAATACTTGTAAGAATTTATTTTTGTTATTTCGGGTATCGTGTTGATGCATATCATACGAAATACCATACGTGTATTCAGAACGATGGACCAAATTAAGGCTATATTTTTTAAGTTCTGTTCTCAAATAGTGTAAAATTGTAGCATCCTGGTTTGTAATCTCGGATTTGCTCGAAGTACCATCCCCCAGCCAAACACCAATAATGTATGGGTCAAATGGCACCTTTTTGCTAGAAAACTCGGCCCCGCGCTTGTATCCCTTCAAATTTACACGAATGTACTTGGGTAATGCCAGTAACGTTTTCACAGGAATTTCAACATAATCGTGCTCTTGTTTCATATCATTTAAATATCGTGTTGCTTCTTCCAAATCGGCAAAACGCTTACTATGTTGTTTGTAGTCATTTTTATCTAAATAACATACTTTATATCTATTGTCACCAGATGTCGTCTTTACCGTCTTTATAATATTCATTCCAGACTGTTTTAGACACATTATATGTTCCGAATTCACGCCATATTTTTCTCCATTTGAATGAACAATATCAAACATATTATCCTCGCCTCTGCCTAGCGAAACGACATTCCTACATTTTGAATCATCTCCCATCACTTTGTCACCAACGACAATATCCTGAACCATTTTAGTCGAGCCATCGTGCATCAGGATAGGTGTATCATATGAATGACATTTGCCAGTACCCATCGGCCCGTTAATCGCAATAGCTGTGCCCATAGCCGTAGGGTTAGAAATCCATTGACCCAACATCTGCATAATCTGCATCTTGGCATCATTGAGACCATATACGGCACCATCAAGCTTTGATTTGGCATCTTCCATAAAGTCGTGGCATTTTTCGATTCCGTCCGAGATGGTGAGAGGTAGATTTGAATATGTGCCAAACGGAATCTGCATAAAAGTATCCACCCAATTTTTAATCTTATAGTATTCGCCTGCGCCGGGCTCCATATATCGCAGATTCGTAATCTTCTTCAAAGCGATCGCCTTAAATGATTGCGGAATGTCAGACTGTAATAGAGCGAGACGATACGGTTTGTCGGTAATTGTCAGCTTATTTAATTTCTCCAGCTCCTCGATAACCGACGTCTGCTCTTTCGTAGATAGATTCTCCTTGAAATACTTCAAATCGTTTGTCGAATTCTTCTTTCGCAATAATTTTTTAAAAGATTTTAGATGAGACCGCTTCTGGGTTCTCAATTTCTTCTCTTCTCTTTCCTTGTATTCTTTTTCCTTATTCAACATTATATTCAGTGTTTCTTGTGCAATCCTGTCGTGTTTGTTGAAGTTCAAAATATCCTCCATCTGCTTCTTTATGGTTTGAATCGTATCAAGAGACTCGGGGGTCATCGCGAAATCTTGCTGTGTTTTTGCTCCATTTGATGCGGACTCTTTGTCTTTTCTCGACCTACGCGCAGATGTAGATATAGATGTAGGTGTATACAAAGGCAAATGGTTTGACTTTTTGATTTTAGAACCCGATTTCGTATTTGCCAATGTTCTGCTATATTTATCTTCGTAATTTTCTTCATCGTCATCGTATTCAGATTCTTCATCGGAATCATCATCATCCTCCTCAGAGTCATATTCAGGGTCGTATTCTGAATCATCATCGTCATCGTCATCATCATCGTCGTCGTCGCTATCACCATCGCTTTCGTCATCATCCGTCTTCCACTGGTCTCCGCCATCACCATCATCGTCGCCTCCGATGCGACCTTTCTTATGCTTGTCGCTTACAAGATTAATTACAATATTGAATTTACCATTTTTTAATTGTTCTTTGGCAAACTCGTCGAAACCTGATGAATATTCGTCGTCGTCAGATTCATCGTCAGAACATGTGGTGCTTGTACTAGAAGTAGATGCATCAGAGTTGTTAACTTCATCCGACGAAGAAGACGGAGGAGGAGGGGGATCAGAATGTTTCTTCTTTGATTTTTCATTTTTTTTAGTTTCTACTTTTTGTTCCTGAGCGGCCCTTGTCGAACTTCTTGTAACCTTCTTATTTTCATCAGGCTTGCTTGATGTAGTTGTAGATTTTTTATCCCGTTTAGAAGAAACCGCATCGGCGACGGCGGTATGATTTTTTTCAATTGTATTCACTCGATTTGTCATATATTTAGACGGAAACATACCAGCAAGCATTTTTCTATATTCTTGAATATCGAATTCTTCATTTGACTGTTGCTGTTGCTTTTGCTGCTGTTCTTCAGATTCGGTATTCGCATTATCACTGTCACTCTGATTGTTGCCAGAATCATTGTCAGAACCAGAATCCGTATGGTTCGACTTTTTATATTTTTTATCATTTTTGTCATTTTTTTCTTTTTTAGAATCATCCTTTTTAGCATTTTTCATCTTTTGAATAAATGATGGCATTGTGTATATATAAGTTGTAATATTAACTAATGGTTATGTAGGTGATTGTATGATATATATTATATATTTATCTTTATATCCTTCAATTTTAACATAAATAAAAATATACGAAACGATAAAAATAAAAATAAATAGATAACTAACAATGTAACACTATAAATATGTCACATTATTCATAATATATATTCATATGAATAGTTGAATGGATGAAAGTAATGTCATTTTGCTGAATGAACACAATATTAGTTATTTTTTGAATTATTTAATTACATAAGGTATTTTAAAATTAAGAAAATTGATAAAACAATCTAAATATTATTCTATTAATATAAGAAGGATACCAAAAAGAAATGTTTTCGCAAAAAGGTCAATCTAAACTATCTCTTCAGAATGTATCCCCCATCATAGGGATACAGTTTAGTATAATGTCGCCAGAGGAAATACGAAAATCATCGGTTGCTCATATTACGGATAGAAATACATATGATAATAATAGACCTGTTGTTGGAGGACCATTTGATGCGCGAATGGGCGTTCTAGAGCCAGGAATGATTTGTCCAACTGATGGTCTTGATTATATGCAGACACCAGGATATTTTGGACATATCGAATTAGCGCGCCCAGTATTTTATATTCAATATTTAACAACAATTCGAAAAATATTAAATTGCGTCTGTATCAAATGTAGCAAATTACTTATCAATAAGGAAACGAATAGTCGGTTTTTGGAAATGAAACCCGATCACAGATGGAATAATGTGTTTCAGTATTGCAGTAAAATAAATAGGTGCGGTGAAGATACTCACGACGGATGTGGATGTTTACAGCCGAAGCGGATTAAGAAACAGGATATGGCAACTATTGTTGCTGAATGGGAAAGCACTGAAAATGACGAAGGTGGTGAAGATGATGCACCAAAGAAGAATCCGACGCTTCATTTAGTACCGGAGGTCGTATTGAAAATCTTTAGGCGTATTTCGGATGAAGATGTGTCATTTATGGGATTTAGTCCGCAATTTTCGCGTCCGGATTGGATGATTTGTCAGGTTTTAGCTGTGCCCCCTCCTGCAGTGCGCCCTTCTATCAAAATGGATGGACAGCAAAGGAGCGAGGACGATATTAGTCATATTTTAGTAAATATTATTAAGATAAACAAGACGCTACACGATAAAATTAACGAGAATGCGGCTCAGAAAGTCGTAGATGGGTGGCGAGATGTTTTGCAATACTATGTGGCAACGCAAATCAATAACAATATTCCTGGCATTGGTCAAGTAGCGCAGCGTTCAGGGCGGCCACTCAAATCAATTATGGACCGCCTCAACGGAAAAGGAGGGCGTGTGAGGGGGAATCTTATGGGAAAACGTGTGGACTTTTCGGCTCGTTCCGTCATCACCCCTGACCCTAATTTGTCGATTCGTGAGCTTGGTATTCCTCTCAAAATCGCGAAAAATATTACGAAACCGATTACTGTAAACAATTTGAATAAGAACTTCCTGCTGAAATTGGTGCGCAATGGGCCGGATGAGTATCCTGGTGCTAAAATCCTGGAAAAGCGAAATGGGGAGAATATTTCGCTGCGTTATGCCGACCGCGAGAATATTCGGATTGAAAATGGCGATATTGTACATCGGCATATTATGGACGGTGATGGTGTATTATTTAATCGTCAACCTACACTTCACAGAATGAGTATGATGTGTCATATTGCGAAAGTGATGTTTCAGGGCGATACATTTAGGATGAATGTCGGTGATACTAAACCTTATAATGCGGATTTCGATAAACTCTCTGTCGAAAACAGGAGGCGTTAAAAGCGTGCTACCTCCTAGTCGAATGGGTCAAATAATATATGACCTATTTGGCAAAACACCTTGATGCGGGAAACCCCTTAGAGTCCTTGACTACCACCTTATAATGGAAACATTGTAAGGGAACTCGGTTAATAGCCGAACCCAATGGTAATAATGTCAAAGAATTGGGCAATCCGCAGTGTTACTCCCTAAAGTCGTTTGGTAGACTATGGGAGGCATTCAGAGACTGAACGGGTGTTGGTGAGTAATGAAGGATTAGCCATCCTGAACTTGCTTAAGATACAGTCCGCCCCCTTTGGAAACATAGGGGATTCATCGGGAGATGAAATGAATTTACATATGCCGCAAGACGAGGAATCCGAGGCAGAGTTGAAGAACTTGGCAGCCGTGCCGTATCAAATTATTAGTCCGGCAAATAATCAGTCCATTATTGGTATCTTTCAGGACTCTTTGCTTGGATCGTATCAATTTACACGCGTGGGGGTGAAATTTGACAATCGCGCGGCGATGAATTTGCTGATGGCGCTAGAGACAGTAAATGAATCGATGTTCAGCAATGTAGCTGATGCTGAAATTACGAACTTTGATATCTTGACGCAAATTATGCCACCGATTACGATAAAATACAAGAAAAAATCATTTGGCGAGAAAGAGGACTACAAAACATCAAACAATGTACTGGAGGTTCGCGACGGTAAATACTTGCGTGGTCAACTAGATAAAGCCGTATTGGGTTCTGGAACAAATGGTCTTATTCATAGGACGTGCAACGATTTCAATAATATGACATCTGCAAAGTTTATCGATGACCTTCAGAATATTATTACCGAGTATATGAAAGTAAGTGCATATAGTGTAGGAATAAGTGATTTAATTGCGAATGCCGAGACGAATAACCAAATTGCCAAAGTCATCATTTCCAAGAAGACTGATGTGAAGGGGCTAATCGACCAGTTGCATATCGGTGTATTTGAGAATAAGACGGGAAAAACAAATGATATTGAATTTGAAAATCAAGTATCAAATATTCTTAATAGAGCTATTAATGATGCTGGTAAAATCGGTGTGGAAAGTTTGAGCAAGGATAATCGGTTTGTAACGATGGTAAATGCCGGTTCGAAAGGCCAAGATATCAATATTTCGCAAATGACGTCGTGTCTGGGACAACAGGCAATTGACGGGAAACGTATCCCCTATGGTTTTGATAGCAGGACGCTACCGCATTTTAACAAATACGATGACTCGCCAGATGCTCGTGGGTTTGTAGAGAGCTCGTTTATTAGCGGGTTGCGACCAGAGGAGTTGTTCTTTCACGCTATGGCTGGTCGTATTGGTCTGATTGACACCGCGGTCAAGTCTGTTACGTGGGAGACGCCTATTGTTATAGTTGAAAATGATATTCCCAAATATGTTAAAATTGGTGAATGGATTGACGGACATATGAAAATGTCCGACAGAATTCAAAATATGGAAGAGAAAAATATGGAGTATCTCGAATTAGACAATAATGTTACCATTTCAACTATGGATTATAACGGAAATATGTCGTGGGGTAATATAACTGCGGTAACACGCCACGACCCTGGAGATATGTTATATAAGATTACTACACACGGAGGAAGAAGTGTTATTGTAACAGAAAATAAGTCACTATTAGTATGGAAACCAGAGTTGAAACAATTCCGTGAAGAGTATACTGAAAAAATTAACGTAGGTGATTTTGTTCCTGTTGCTAAGAATTGTCCTGAGAATAGCGTTTGCTTAAATGAGATTAATATGGATAAATACTTGTCAAAAACTAACTATATATATGGAAGTGAAGTTCACAAGGCAATTAATAGTATGAATATTGCTATGGATAATAGAAATAAAATTCCGTCAAACTGGTGGAACGATAATAATAATAAAACATTTACACTCCCATTTGATAGTAAGGCTAAATTACAGCGTGCAACTGTGCGCTCTAAGATAATTGATATAAAGGTAAATTGCGTATATCCCTTTAGGGGTACTAGACAAAAATGCAACATCCCAGATACATTTCAATTGAATTATGAAAATGGATTATTCATTGGATTATTCATTGCTGAAGGAAATATTAATAATAATTCTATACACATCACAAATTTAGATGATACAATTATAGAATTTGCGAAAGGCTGGTTTAATATGTTTAACATAGAATATTCAGAGGCTACAAAAATAAATAATATCGGTGGAACTACTAGAACGATACGTGGAAATTCATCAATTATGTCAAACTTTATTACAAAATTAGTAGGTTCTGGCTCTGAAAATAAACATATTCCCAATGAGGCATATATTTCAAATATAGAATTCGCAAAAGGTATTTTAAATGGTTATATTTCAGGAGATGGGTATGTTTCTAAAAATTCAATTGAGTCATCATCGGCATCAAAACGATTGACAGAAGATATATCATTATTATGTTCACGAATTGGTGTATATTCAAGAATATTTAAAACGCAAAATAATAATAATAATATCGGAACTTTAAATATTAAACCATCATATAGACTATCCATTCGTTCTACAAATGGAAAAATATTCGCAGAACAGGTAACACTTCTTCACCCTGAAAAAAATAACAAAATGAAGTCAATTATTTGGAAAGATAAATTAGATAAAGTCATTGTTCACAACGACGTTGTATTAGATGAAATTATTTCAATTGAAAAAGTAGATCCTGCGCTTCATCCAAAAATGTATGATTTGACTATTCCTAAAACATTGAATTTTGGTTTGGCAAATGGACTTCAAGTTCGTGATACATCAACCACAGGATATATTCAGAGACGGTTAATCAAGGGCCTGGAGGATTTGAAAGTAGGATATGATATGACGGTGAGAAATAATAAGGACAGAATTGTTCAATTCTCATATGGCGACGATGGAATCGATACTGTAAAAGTGGAGAATCAGTCATTGCCGCTTGTTTCGATGTCATTGGAGGAAATATATGCCCATTATTATGTATCTACACAAGACGATAAAGATGGAATATTGATGACAGTGTTTACGAAGTCGGCAGCTACGCGTATGAAAAAACATAGCAAAGACCAAGATACGAAGACTAAATTCTATATTGATATGATGATAGAGAAGCGCGATGAAATTGTTAAGAATGTATTTAAGATGAGGGATAATAAGAATATACATTTGCCGGTATGTTTTACACATATTATTAATAACGTCCAGGGGATGCAGCACATTACCAAAAATTCGATGGTGGATATCACGCCTATTGATGTATTTGATATGATAGAAGACAACTACAAAATAATGGAGAATCTTTATTATGCTCCGCCTACAGAGTTGTTCAAGACAATGTACTACTTCTATTTGTCACCTAAGGAGTTGTTGGTTGTGAAGAGGTTTAATAAAAAGGCGCTTACTGTACTACTGGAAACGATTACGCTGATGTATAAACGTGCTATTGTCGCTCCAGGAGAAATGGTTGGAATGATAGCAGCGCAGAGTATTGGTGAACCGACAACACAGCTTACTTTAAATACATTTCATTCTGCTGGTGTTGCATCGAAGTCAAATGTTACACGCGGCGTGCCTCGTATTGAGGAAATATTGTCGCTATCCGAAAATACGAAGAATCCGTCGTTGACTATTTATATGAAACGCGAAGAGGAGACAGACAAGGAAATCGTGCGTGATAGGATTCCAAATATTGAGATTACGATTTTGAAAGAAATTGTTGAAAGTATTGAAATATGTTTTGACCCTGATGATATGAACACTTTAATTGAGCAAGACAAGGCTGTGATGTCGCAATATTTCGAATTCGAACAAATGGTGGATGAGTGTATGTCTTCCGCACAACCGGAAGGAGGGTTTGCATCGGATTCTACTGTCAGCGCTGGTGGCGGTGCTGCTGCTGGTGGAGGCGGTGGTGAAAATGCCCCACCCAGCGATAAATCAAAATGGGTTATCCGTATGACGCTTGACAAGGAATCGATGCTTGATAGGAAGATATCAATGGATGATGTTCATTTCGCTTTAAAGAATATGTACGACAAAGAGGTAACGTGTATGTATGCCGATTACAATGCCGACAATCTGGTATTCCGCATTCGTCTTAATAATGTTATCACAAATTCCAAGAAGAAGAACAATACCCTGTCGCTGGATCAATCAGACCAGATATACATTTTGAAAAATTTCCAGGACAATATGCTGAACAATGTCGTATTGCGAGGCATCAAGGGTCTATCCAGGGTTTTGCTTAGAAAGATTACGGATTCGCTTGTTAAGGTAGATAGTACATATACAAAGAAAGAGACGTGGGTACTTGATACAACGGGGACGAATTTGTTGACCGCTTTGGCGTTAGACTATATTGATGTCACCAGGACGATAAGTAATGATATTCAGGAGATTTATAATGTGCTTGGAATTGAAGCAGCGAGAGTAGCGATTTACAATGAGCTGTCAGAGGTTCTTGAGTTTGATAATACATATATTAACTATCATCATTTGATTATGTTATCGGACAGGATGACGGCAAGTGCAAATATGGTATCAATCTTTAGGCACGGAATTAATAATGACGATATTGGGCCGATTGCAAAGGCGTCATTTGAAGAAACACCAGAGATGTTTTTGAAAGCGGCGAGACACGCGGAACTGGATGAGATGCGTGGTGTTTCGGCAAATGTAATGTGCGGGCAAGAGGGATTTTTCGGAACAAGTAGTTTTAAGATATTGCTTGATATGAATAAGATGATTAAATTCACTGGCCAAGATGAATACAATATTACGAACGCTACCGATGAAATAGAAAAAGCGTTTATGCTGGAAAATCCAGACGATGTATGCTCGATTAGTAACCTATCGATGAATGTAACTGTTTCAAATATTAAGAAGGAAAACCTCGGTAATGTGATGTCGAACTATAATATCGGATTTTAAAAAGCATACATTACTTTGGTTATGTGGTTGTGTGGCGTGTGCGCGCGCGAAATATAATATAATATTTTTATATTATATTTTTGTGATGATACAACGTAATAAATATATAAAATTTACAGTTACAATTAAAGTTACAATTACATTTACATTTACAGTTACAATTAAAGTTACAATTACATTTACAATTAATCACTATCGGTTTCTGTTTTATCTTCATCAACCTCAACACTAGAAGGAGGAGGAAGAGGAGGAGGAAGAGGAGGAGGAGTAGGAGGAGGAGCAGGTATAGGGGATGAACTGGGTTGTAAAGATAATATATTCTTCGGTTTATTTTTACTGGAACGAGCTGCGAGTGATACTAGTGAGGGTGGCTTTGCTGACTGAGGTGGTCGTGCCTGAGATGTTGCCTCAGATGATGCCATAGTTGGCAATGCCGCCTCTGAAATAGGAGAAAGAGCAAATAAATTTGGTATTTTCTTTTTACCTTGTCGTGCCAACGCAAGTGGTTTTGATGTCGTCGTTGGTGCTCCTTCAGATGCAGAAGGAAGAGCAAATAAACTTGGCATTTTATTTTTACCTTTTCGTGCTGACAGAACCGCCAATGATGGCTTAAATTTCGATTTTGATTTTTGTCCCATTGCTTTGGTACCCGATACGAGTTGTTCTGATTTTTTTAATTCATCTATTTCATCAATAGGCGGTGAATCCCCTAAAATGCTTGCACTCATAAAAGAAGAAGACTCCTCATAATTTCGTTTTTGTATTATTGATGGCTGTACAAAATTTGTAACAAAATTCATTATATTTTTTTTAAATCCAGATGTTGTAGATGCCAAGCTATCTACAGGTGCTTCGCCCTCTCCGGATACTATACCTGCATCGTCATCATCTCTTGTGGTTGAATATGTCTTCGACATTTCTTCAATTATTTTTGATTGATAACTAGGTTTTAAATCCGATATTGATAAGAAATAATTATTATCTCCTTTTCTTACTAAGTTATAAGTAGGTGTAGTATTTTGTTTAATAGATGGGACTATAATGAAATAATATTTTTGCGCGTCTTGCTGTTGTTGAGACTGAGCAGCTCCTGCTACTGCGTCGTGTTCTTCTTCCAATACAGGCATATCTGCTTGATAATATGTAGTTAATGTTGTATATGCATATTTTGTTTCGAATAGTGGTTTTTTAGGATAGTATAAAAGAATAATTGGAACTTTGTAATAATTTGCTATAATCCATATATCAAGTCGTGTAAGATAATAATTTTCTAAAAATGGAATAGCCTCTATAAAATCCTCATCATTGTTAGCCTTTATTTTCTTATCATATTCTTCTGAAATGGTTGTCATACCATAAAATTTAAGTACTGATACGATTTTACCCTTTATTTCGTCGGAATTTTGCGATGTTTGGATGCACATATTATAAAAATGTAAAATGATTAGCTTAAGAATATTTACTGTAACGGTTTCCAGTCTTTTATTACCGATTCGCACCCCTTCATTTTTTAATATAAATAGTATAACTTCAAATGAACATAAAGGAGCATTGGGGTTAAATTTCAATATATGATATTCTTTTGGGTCGGTAAAATATTTTTTAAATTCGGATGAAATAGGTCCTATATCTGTAGTACAATTTACTTGCTCATCTACAGATGCGTCATATATGTTTTCATATAATTCTGTTAATAATGGTTCTGCAGTGTCGTATGTATTAAATTTGATATATTTATTTTCAACTTGAGGTTGTAGATTGTCAAAATATCCATCCATAAGCATAGATTGGGATAATATAATCTCGTCATTTCGTAAATTATAATTTACATTAATTGGAGGGAATAATTTTTGCTCGAACATAAAGTTTCTTATTCTGTTATATCTTATTATTTCATCCGCTATTCTTGCAACATACATTACTTTATTACTTTTGTTAGGATATAGTAGATTTTTATTTGGAATTACTAGTTTACATTTACCTTCTTGGTCTGTTTCTTTAATACAATATTTTGTTTGTTGACACGAATTTGTTTCAGTATTTGTAAGACAACTTGTCGTAATTTCGCTTATATTTGCCAGCATTTCTTCATTATAGTGTGTATCGTCGAACAAAATAAATCTAGATATTAATTTTATAATTTCAGATTGAACATAGGTTAGCTTTAATAAATAAACTATATCGGTTCTCCTCAAAATCGACAATATTATTTCTTTTATTTTTATATTTTCATATCTATTAATCAATATACGTACAGTATTTCGAAAAACATTATAGAAATTATTTTCAAGGTACATATACTTTACGTATTTCTCTCTTAACGGGTCTTGTTTTAGTCTCAGATTTATTTCAGCGTCAGCAATATTATAGTCCTTTGTATTTAAAATCGGTATATTAAATATCCCATCGGTTCTTACGCTTTCGTCTTCGCTAATATCTATAGATACATATTGGTTTGTTTCAGTAACTAGGCCTACAATTTTTCCATCATCTATTACTTTGAATATTGGACGCGATGGTATTTTAAGGGTACCGTGAACATAATTGAGAAATATAACCGTATCTTCATATGGCTGCCATAAAGAACTGTCATCTATGTAATTTATTTCCGGGATGCTATAATCTATAGGCGATGGCTCGCACATTATAATACCGGATAATGTTTCGTCATCTCCGTCTTGTTCCCGTGTTAGTTCTATAAATATACCAATTACTCTACCATCATAGTTAACAATCTGATTCGATATTTTATATCTCATTTTTAAAACACGATTTTTTAATTCTGTTAAATTAATATTACGTTCGAATTCATATAATTTGGGAAATCTATTACTTACTGCTCCTCTCCTGGGAATACTATTGGTAGGTTTACATAATTTATTATACACATTCTTTATCGATTCGAGTGCTTTTTTGAGAACGTGAGGTATAATGGTTTCTTCGACTACTTTTCCACTTTCAGTTGTTATTCTCTTTATGGTTGTATTTTTGATACTGAAAATACAATTAAAAATTCGAGGACGATAGCCACGAACTTCATATATTGGTTCAAAACTTACTTTACTTTTAATTTGCCTTTTCATTATGATTACTGTTTTTTTATTATCGTCGAAAAAATTGTTCGAATAATTGTTTGATGGACATATAATTTCTATATTATTTGTTATGTCTCTATTTGATATTTGTACAATAGCAAGATTTAGTCCATCTTTAAATAATTTGGGGTTAGGAGTACATATTATGTCCCAAATATATTCGTAATCTATAAAAACAGTTTTACTCTGTATATATTTTCTGAAATTTTCATATGAGCATACAACCTTCTTAAAGAATACAAATTGAGCATCGTCGTCTGATATTTTTTTAATTGATTTAAATATCGTAGAGTTCTTATACTCGAAATTGGGACTTTTTAATGATTGTCTGAAAATCTCATCATCAATAATACAAGAGTTTGTTTTCTCTTTTCTTTTTTCTCTATCCTTGTCTCTTACTATTTCAGTTGATGTTAATGAGCGAGGGCCTTTGTGAGAGGATGCCGTAGAAGTAGAAGACGAAGACGAAGACGATGGACTGGATTGAACTTTTTTTAATAAAGCCACCGGTTTTGACATATTTTGCGACTGTGCTGATGAT